AAAAACGAAGAATTACAAAAAATAATGCTGAAAGTTCAGAGCCTAATGGCTATTACTATCGGACTGCAGCAAGTTAGCCAAATGCTACATTCAACTTCCGCATTTCATTTAACCTTTTTAGCAAAAGCGCAAAATGCTTATACCGCATCTATGGCAGTTTCAAATCGCGCTGCACAAATGGGCGTAATTGCAAATGTGGGGCTTGCTGCGTCTTTTAGAGCGGTTGGGGCAGCTATAAAAGCAATACCCGTTTTCGGTTGGATTTTAGCCGGAGTTTCGGCATTGATAGGCGTGGTTTCCCATTTTACAGGAAAAGCAAGAGAAGCGAAGAAAGCGACAGAAGAATTTAATAAAGCTGTAGCCGAAAGTTCAAAAGAACAGATTGCAAGTCTTATGAAACTATCTGCACAATGGAAGACGTTAGGAAACGATTTAGATGCACAAAAGAAATTTTTACGAGAAAACGGCGATGAAATAAAGAAACTGACCGGAAAAACGCTTGAACTTTCCCAAGCCGATGATTTGTTTATCAAAAATACAGGAAAATTTGTTGAAGCACTTATTCTTAGAGCAAGAGCGGAAGCCCAATATCAAGAAGTACAGAAAAAAACTGCAAAACTTGCAGAAGTAGACCAAAAATTTGAAGCCGAATATGAAAAACTTAAAGAAAAAGGGGGAACGCTTAATGCTATTGATAAAGAAACAGGCAAACCAATGTTAGTATACACGAGCCAAAAATATCACGAACTCAAAAAACAACGTGAAAATTTGAAAAAAGAAACCGAAACGTTTATAGCCGAACAAATTAAATTAACCGAACAAGAAAAAGAGATTTTAAAACAATTAGGTTTAGGAGCAGAAGATATATTAGAAGGTAGTATCGAAGCTGTAAGAAATAAGATAACAGAATTAAACAAACAATATGAAAAAGCAACGGACGAAACAACAAAGAATAAACTTTTAACGCAAATTCAGACACAAGAAAATTTACTTAAAAAATTAGATGGAAGAAAAACCGGTAACAGTAGCGGTAAAGACACATTTACAAAGAATTTAGAAGATAAGAAAAAAGCCTATCAGGAATATACCAAGTGGCTAAATTCAACAGACGAAATCATCCGTAATTCAGCATCTAAAACATTTTCCGAACTATTAAAAGGCGGAGGAAGTTACAAAGAATATCTTAACAATCAAATTGCATCGTTACGCCAATTACAAAATGAAGGAAACATAACAGCGCAGCAATTATCAAACCTTCAAAAATTAACCACAGCATTACAAGACGAAACACAGAAAACCGTAATGCAGGAATTTGAAAAAGGTTTGCAAAAAGAATTAGATAATGCGCGTTCCATAATGGAAATGCTAAATATTATCGAACAACGACGCAAAGTATTAGAATCTGATGATTCAGGATTGAAAGAACAAAAAGGCGAAATTTTAGATAAACAGCAGGAAGATGTCGCCAAAAAAGCAGCAGAAGAAACAAGGCAGTTATTACTCTCATATTCCGCTTATTTAGACGAGAAAATAAATTTTGAACTTCAATACGGCGAACGCCATAAACAGTTAAGCGAACAATTAGCCAAAGCAACATCAGAAAATGAACGAAGGATTATTTTAGCAGAATTAGCCGGATTGGAAAAAGACAAAAAAAAATATGCAAAACAAACCGGAAACCAAGACTATGATAATTTATTACAGGAGTATCGCAGTTTTGAGCAAAAGAAATTAGACATTACAAACGAATACAATAAAAAGAAAAAAATACTTGAAGATGAATTAAGTAGCAGCGATATTACAGAATCACAAAGGGTGCGGGTTATGCAGTCTTTACAAGAGTTAGAAAAAGAATACAAAAAATCATTATCCGAATTGTCGGTAGAAATTTTGCAGCAGTCAGATGTATGGCAAAAATTATTTACCAACCTTAATAATCTTACTGTTTCGGAAATGTTGAAAATGAAACGCACGATTGAAGCGGAGTTTAATAACCTGAATTTATCGCCCGAAGCACTGAAAGCAATTCGCGACCAATTAGACAAAGTAACCGAACACGTACAGAAAAAAAATCCTTTTGCCGCTTTGTCGGACGCATTGAAAAGGTACAAAGACGAACAAAGTAAAGCAAATTTTACTGATTTATTTCAGGGAATTGCAGCGTCCATTGATTTAGTAAAAGGGTCATTAGACGCGGTTATAGGCGGACTTAAAGATATGGGAATCGCAGGGGACGAAGAAACCCAAAAACTTTTAGGCGATATTTCCGAAATGGTAGGGGCCGCCGGTAATTTAGCGATGGGAATAGCAACCGGCAATCCTTTACAAATAATACAAGGCGGAATAAGTTTAATAACATCCGCTTTTGATGTATTCAATTCAAAAGACAGGGCAGCAAACAGGAGTATTAAGAAACACGCCGAAGCTATTAATGCGTTGGAAAGCGCATACAAACAACTTGAACACGCTATAAAAAGTGCTTTGGGCGAATCGGTCTATAAAAACCAAACAGCCGCAATACAAAATATGCGCCAGCAGCAGGAACATTTACAATCAATGTGGAAAGCTGAACAGGACAAAAAGAAAACCGATAAGAACAAAGTAAATGAGTACAAAGAACAATATGCGGAATTAGGGCGGCAAATTGAAAATATGCTCGCCGATATTACCGCTTCTATTACTCAAACCACAGCCAAAGACCTCGCCAATCAATTAGCCGATGCGTTAGTAGAAGCATACGGAAAAGGAGAGGATGCCGCAAAATCATTTGAAGAAGTGAGCCGTAAAGTAATGCAAAATGCAGTAAAAAATGCGTTGAAGTTGCAATTTCTGGAAACGCCATTGCAAAATGCTATTAAACAGCTTCAAAAAGATATGGGTTTTGATTCGGAAGGAAACGGAACTTTTGACGGACTAACACAAGCCGAACAAGACAGGTTTAAAAGAGAGGTAGAAAGAATCGGACAAGATTTTAACCGTGCAATGGAAATGTACAAAGACTTGTTTAAGGATTTGGAAGATGCGGGCGATCCAACTACCAGCCTTTCCGGTGCAATCAAAGGAGCCAGCCAAGAAAGTATAAACTTATTAGCCGGACAAACAAACGCAGTAAGAGTAAATCAAGTTGAAGGCATAGAAATAATGCGTAATTCACTTATTCAATTAATAATGATTAATGCAAATACAAGCCGAGCAAATAATCATTTAGAACAAATTGAAAAAAATACAAGTAATCAATCTTACGACCCGTTAAGGTCGCAAGGTATAACAGGATAACAATATGAAACTAAATAACGAATTAGCAAAGGAAGCCGCAGTAAAAGGAATATGCGAAGGTTGGTACAAAAAGTTGAGAAAGACAGAAGACAAACACGCCCTTATAAAAATGTTTTTGGAAGGGATAGATTTTTGTATTTCAGAAGATTATCCGTCGCCTAAATTTTACAAATTGTTTGACGGCATCCGCCAGCAATACGGAATATTCAGGGACGAACCAATACAAACAGAAAATTCCCAATATGTAGTAGCGTTAGGAAAATGCGAAGGGACAGCAAAATATACCGGTTACGAAGTAGGGCAGATTTTTGTAAAACATGAAAGTAAGCTAACTATTATGGTTTCCGGTAATTCTTTTGTCATGGTAGATATATTCGATAACGCCGATATTGAAGTAATCGCAGAAGATAACGCCAAAGTATGCGTAAATAAATATGGCGGGAATATAATTACTACTACCAATTCAGAACAAGGGAACGCAGTAATAAAAATAATTCATAAACAATCTAAAACATACTAACATGGCAAACGATAACAACATGGTATTAAATATGCCATTTGACGAACCGGAAGGCTCTGTAATAGCCTATGATTTTTCTATAAATCGTGCAGATGGTACAGTAGTCGAAAGTAATTTTGTTTCAGGCAAACAAGGTAATTGCATACAATTTGATGGGCGCGGATATTGCCATATACCGCAAAATATAATACCGATAACAGGAAATTTTAGCTTGCTTGCTTGGATAAAACGTGGGGAAATGCCGGACGGATTTAGCGGGAAAAAGTTAGGATTTTGGTTCGCTTGGAACGACATAAACGGATACCGCGAAGCGTGGATTAATCTTTCAAACGATTGGAACTATATCGCCGTTGTTAAGGAAGGTTTATCGGTAAGCATTTATTTGAATACCCAGCTAATCGAAACAATCACTTTGCCGGTACAGCCTACCGGATTTGCCGTTTTACAGGACATTTATTTTACCAATTACGGATATGGATTACTTGACGAAGTAAAGGTTTACAATATAGCACTTTCACAGGAAGAAATAAGCGGTTTACTTGATTCAGTGGCGCAATTAAACTATTTGATAGACGGTATTAATTTCAAAGAATGGGATGTTACAGTTTCCGAATCAAACGGCGTACTTGACTTGCCTAAATTGAAAACGCCATTTTCAATAAATTGGCCCGACTATCATGGGCAGGTAATTGATTTGAGCAGAAAACGAGTCGAAGCCCGCGAAATTGAACTAAAATGCTGGATGAGAGCCACCGGAAAAATGAATTTTGTTACCAAACTAAACAGCTTTTTAGAGATGTTTCGCAAGGACGGTACACAACGGCTGGCAGTTGATATACACCCAACCAAGCCGTTACTTTTTGAAGTATATAACGATAGCGGTATAAGCATTTCAAAAAAATGGAACGATAATTTAATGATAGGTACATTTACCTTGAAATTAGTAGAACCCGATCCGGTAAAACGTGTTATCAGACACCAGCGAATAAGCGAAGGCACAAAAACGCTTACAATAACGCTAACTTCCGATAAAGCCGTTACAATTTATTGGGGGGACGGGTCCAAAGAAGAAATGTACGGAACGAACATAAGCCGGTCGCACCAATATAATAAAGACGGTATTTATTACGCAATAGTAGCCGGAGTGATTGAAGAAATTACCAATTTTTCAACAAATGGTATTATCGTATGGAACAAATTATAATTACACACCCGGACGGCAGTAAAATGCCGTTAGTTTCCAAACAAGAGGTATCCGCCGTTAGCAAAGCGGAACAAACAGTAGGATTACTTTCTGACGATATAGTAAATATTTCCGTTCAGAGCGCAACAGCTATGCAATTTGCGCTGGGCGACACGATAGAAGTGTACGGAAAAACCTATACTTTGAACCAATTACCTACAATCAAAAAAAACGGCGACCGAAAATTTAACTACGATTTGGTTTTTGAAGGCGTACAATATGAATTATTAGACGCTCAATTTTTACTGCCGGATAATACTGTAGGCGATAGTTTTACCGGAAATTTATTTGCTTTCCTGCAAATTCTTATAAGTAACGCAAACCGCGTTTTTCCGGGCAAGTGGGCGGTTGGGGAATATCCGGCAGAAACGGAATATAAAACATTGACATTTACGGGGGATAATTGTTTGTCTGTATTACAACGCCTTTGCGAAGAATACGGGCAGGAATTTGAAATAATACAAACAGGCGGAACACGAATACTGCATATTAAAAAAGCGGGCGTAAATTTTCCATATACTTTCCGGTACGGCCGCACCGGTGGGCTGTACGAATTGAACCGGCAAAATATCAATTCAAAAAACGTAGTAACGCGCCTTTTCGTTTACGGTGGCAGTAACAACGTACAAAACAATTATTTGACAGCAAGGGGAAGCAACAAACTTTGTCTGCCCGGTAAAAATAAAAATACTTCGTATATTCAGAAACCCGAAGCCGTCGTAGCATTTGGATTGAAGGAAAATACAAAAAACTTTGATACAATTTTCCCAAACCGATACGGTAAAGTAACAGCCAAAGGAAGCAAGTATTATGCTTTTATAGATAATACAATGGATTTTGATTTGAACGCAAAAGACGGTCAAGGTAATACATTATGGCTTATCGCAGGAGTACCGGCAAAAGTACATTTCAATACCGGAAATTTAGCCGGATATGAATTTGACGTACACAAATACGACCATGCAACTAAAACAATCGAATTAGTACCGTTTACCGACGAAAACGGCATGAAGTTTCCAAGCGAAACAAGCGCAGCCTTCCAATTTGCGCCGGAAGATAAATATTTTTTCATTGATATAAATTTGCCACAATCCTATATTACAGAAGCCGAAAACAAGTTAATTGAAGCGGGCGAAGAATATTACGCACAAAACAGCCAGCCACAAGTACAGTACGGTTTAACCATTGACGAAAATTTTATCAAACAGTTTGCCGGAAATTTGACTGTTGTAAACCTTTTCGCAGTAGGCGACTATATACCGGTGCAAGATACCGATATAGGAGTAGATAAGTCCGTCCGTATTACCGGATTTACTCGCGATTTGTTGAAACCATACAAATACGCTATTACCTTGGGCGATGCCGTTACCAAAAGTGCATACGTTAGAATGATAGCCGAACAGAACGAAACCGGCAGGATAATAGAGATAAACAACCTTGCAAATCCGGCTAATGCCCGCCGGAATTGGCGAGCCAG